ACTACGAGCCCTTTGGCCGCTACCTCATCATTGTGAATGGCCACGATAAGCCAATGAAGTTCGATGGGGATAGGGCTCTGCCCCTTGGTTGGGAGACTGCCCCATCCTCCGTGATTCCTTGGAAGCCAGAAGTAAACGGGCTGACTCCCCCTACTGGTAATGAGCAGTATGCAGCTTTCATTGTTTATGACCTTGCAAACAAGACCCAAAATGGTGGGCTGCCTCGTGGGTTTGAAAATAACTTAGGGCTTGGGTCCAAAACCAATTTGGACGTAAACTCTTATAGGTGGAAGGTGTCCTTTGTAAGTGAGTCTGGAAGCGAAAGCCCAATGTCTGCTGACTCTGACCTTATTACATGGGCCACAGACACCAGTACCGCTCGCGCTGCTGTTTACTTGTCTGATTTATCCACAGGCCCGGAAGGAACGGTTGCCCGTAGGATTTATAGAACAAAGAACCTCGGAATCGGTGGCGTTGATGCTGATTCTGAGTATTACTTCGTTGCGGAAGTGAAGAACAATACTGATTCTGTTTATATGGATTGGACGCCAGACCTATTCCTGACAACACTTGCACCACCAAGCACCAACAGCGTTCTGTTCCCTGCACCAGGAGCAAGGTTCTCCGCCTCGTTCAAAGGCTCCCTGTTCCTTGACGGTGGTCAATCAGACCCAACACGAATCTACTATTCCAACCCACTGAATCCCGATTCATTTTCTGCCTCGGATTACTTTGATGTGGGCATGAGGGACGGTGGCGACATTACGGGAATGTTCTCCTACTACAACAGTTTGATTCTGTTTCGTGAGTCCTCTATTGAGCTTGTGCGCGGCGATAACGTCAACGGATTCAATGTTGTGCCGTTCATTCAAGGCATTGGTTGTAGCGCTGTCCACTCAGTGACGGCTGTCCCAGGTGTGGGCATTGTGTTCTTGGGCAATGATGGGGTCTACAGACTCTTTGGTGGTCTTGATGGTGGTTCCCAAGTACAGATTGAGAAGATGACCCCCAACTTGTTGAAGACTGAGAAGAGGATCAACAAGTCTGTAATGGCTCGCGCTTCTGCTACCTACTCTCCTAAGTGGCGTGAGTGGCATTGCTATGTGCCTGTAGACGGAGAGGATAAGCCCTCGTTTGGGCTGGTCTACCATGTAGATAAGAACGCCTGGTCTACTCGTGTTGGTTTCCCTGTTGGTGTGATTGCCACTGATGCTGGTGGAGAGCTTATCTTTGGCCACAATACAGGAAAGGTTGGAACGCCTGCTGATTGGGAGACGGGGCTGTTCGTCATTTCTCGCAAGCGTGCCCTTGGTTACAACGTAATCCTTGGATCAGACCCCGTAGCAGTACAGGCTTCCCCACCGCCCACCGCCAAGTATCGCTCTAAGTGGCATGACATGGGCAAGGCTGCGACCAAGAAGTTTGTGAAGTATGTCTACCTCCATGTGATGACCAAGGGAGACAACACGATTCCCCTGACCTACTACAAGGACTTCGACTACGCAGGCATTTCTTCTACTGGTGAGAAGATGCAGCGTGCTGACCATGTGGACCAACAGGTGTTTGGTACTGCTTTATGGGATACTGCTGTGTGGGAGGAGCCTATGTTCACCACTATCCGCTACCCAATAGCCCAGGGTGCTGCTTCCTTCTTTGCTTTCGAGTTCGATACCCAGAATGACATTGTTCTTGTTGGGTACTCCTTAGAGTTTGGCGCTAACAAAACCCAGACAATCAAGGGTAAACGCTAATGGCTTTCAAGTGGACAGAAGGCGACCATGTTACCAGTAATATCGTTGATGCTACTGAGCAGAACGCCTCCTTCAATAACCTGAAGGGAGAGATGAACGGCGGATTAGATAGGGAGAACCTACCTAATGAGTCTGTATCTAATGATGAGCTCCACCAGTCAGCCTTTGTAAAGTACGCAGTGCGGGCTGGTATTAGGGCTCAGAATACAACCACTTCTGATGCAACGTGGACAGATGGTGTGACACCCATCCCGCAGAAGGTTCGGGCCATCAATTACAATCGCTACTCTGGTGGTTGGAGAACAAACACAGCGAACACTGTTCAGACCCTCTTCCAAGAAGGAATGCTACACATTGAGTTCAACTGCTGGTACTGGCTAAGAAACCATTTTGCGACTCAAAACCTTACTACAAGGAATGGCAGCAAGCCTATTTGGGCACAGTTCCAAGTTCTTGTTGATGGAACCCCGGTCTGCACAACGGGTATGCTTTGGCAGAACGTTGGACAGGTTCACGCTGTGGCTGATGTTCCGATTTCCACAGGCCAACATGAGGTATCTATTCGGTGGCGTACAGCAGCATGGCCCGGAGAGGCCCCGTCTGGCGCTTCAGTAAAAGCTTCTCCAGTGTTCTACTATGACGGTGGTCAAATTACCGTCATCAACAGGTATCGCTAATGTCTACTGTAAGCTCCACAAACGAAGTCCCTGGCGATGTCACAAACGCTGTCTCTGTGAACACCAAGTTCGCCAATGTGGCCACCGCTTCAGGGGCTATCAATGAAGAGAATGTTCGGTCAGAGGGTGTCGATAGACGCAACATGGCCCCATACGCTGTCTCTATTGGAAGGCAAGAGCCCATCGTTATCGTAGAATATGATGACAATACGACTGCTGGGGCGATTACACCGTTCACCTATGCTGCCAAGGATGGCACTGCCGCATTCCAGGTAAACCATGATGGGGATCTACTTATTGATTTTACAGGGCTTGCTGCGGGGTTTCTGCCTGTTGCTGTTGGCGACCTAATTAGAATCCACTTTACAATCTTCTTCTCCTCCCATCCCTATGCCAGCTACACCTCTGCGGGCCGAGCTGTTGTCGCAACCCAGGACAATCCAGCAGACGCTATCGGACTTCTCTTCTTTCCTGCTTGGGATATTGGAGCGGGCTTCGAGGTTCTTACGGGTGAGGAGAACTTGCTTGCATCGTTTGGTCCTGGTGCTGGGGTGGTGATTGATAACAACCTCTCGAAGACTGATGCTGTTGCGTGGGTATCTCTTGAGGGAGTTTCTATCGCAGGAGCATCGGAGCCAAGGCGAATGGTTCACGGGTCTTGGAGCCACATTGCAACAGGAACAAAGAACATACGGCAGATTAGATTGTATTGTCGTGGGCCTATGGTGTACCAAGGAAACCCTGCTGGAGACAGGTACTTGTGGGTTCCTACATGGAATGCGGGACGATATGCTGCTGCCTACATGGACATTCCAGGCGGCCCAAACCCCCACTTTGATATAACTCTTGCTAACGGACAACTTGGCATTACGGTAATGAGGGGGGATTCTTAGATGCCATACGTTGTACCAAACACCTTTGCTGCTACTGACGCCATTAGCGCCCCTGCTCTTCAAGAGAACGTAGATGAGATGCGCGATTATGTTGACGGAAACATTGCCTCTGCCGATTTAGCAGCTACAAACTGGGTAAAATCGAAACACATTATGCGCGGGCATTATGATCCTATTGTGAATACCCATTCATTTGCGACGGGTGTTGATGGTGGTCGCGTGGCTTCAGACATTGAAATGTCCTTTATTGGCGACGGTCCAACAGGAAGAAACCAACCTGCTGACCCCGATAAGGTTGCCTATCCAAACTCTACGATGGACTTCTACTTGTCTGGTGCTGCTGATGTTGTGTTCCAGTTTTCTGCTTATCCGCACACGCCAGACCTGTTGAACGATAATAATTATCACAAGACCAAGTTGTATATTTATCTAAACAATACTCAGATTGTTGAGTCAGAAGAGATAACGAGCCACATCTCGGCAGCCACAGGTCGCGGTGAGTTCTGGTTGGCCCATGCTCAAAATGCTTGGTCTGGTTTTTATGTAGCAAAGAATCTTTCTGCTGGTCGGCACTCTATTGGGTTGAGGGGAGTGGTAGAAGGTCGATATAGTTTTCTAACAAAGTGGTCAGTAAGCCTTGAGGCTTTCTATAGGTAGGTAGTATGGCGAGTAGATTGACTTCAGCAGCACAAGGGGCATCAACAGGCGCAACTGTTGGTAGCACTCTTGGGCCCTATGGAACCCTTGCCGGTGCTGGTATTGGCGCTATTGCTGGCGGCATTGCCGGTGGGCCTTCAGAGGCTCAACTC